GCCCCACGAGCTTTTCGATGACCGTGCCACCGATGCCCCGCACCCACTTGCCGTGGAACGACTTGAAGGCGGAGAACGCCTGGAACCCCGACAACCCCGGGCCTAGGAACTCCAACTGGTTCCAGAGGTCCATGAGCGTGTTCGCGATCGGCGTGCCGGTCAGGATCATCCGCTGGCGGATCTGCCCCTCGTCGCGGAGTCTCCGCATGACCTGCGACCGGAGAGCCCGGGCACTCTTGATCATGTGCGATTCGTCGCACACGGCCAGGTCAAACTTGACGAGCTTGAGATGTTCGAGCATCGAGTTGACGGTGTCGTACCCGATGACGACCGCCGACCAGCAGCAGTCCGGTTCCGCCCTCACGGCGTCGATGAGCTTCTTGCCGCGTGCGAGCTGGCCGCCGCGAAGCACCGTCACCTTCCCGGGGAGCGTGGCGAACTTTTCGAACTCCATCTGCCAGTTGTAGCGAACCTGGTTGGGGCAGACGATCAGGACGCGGTACATCCCGGCCGACACGCCCTTGGTCTGGCCCCGGAACTTCCGCTGGGCTTCGAGCATGATGCGGGCGATCGTGGTCGGGGTCTTGCCGCACCCCTGCTCCATGAACAGTGCTGCCGACTCGCGGAACGCGAACATCGCCGTGGGGACTCGCTGGAAGCCCAACAGGGGGTAGTCGGGGTGCTCGATGAAGTCCGGGGGCAGGGCCGGCACGGTCTTGTTGACCTTGTACTCCGCGGCGATCTTAGCCGCCGCCGCCTGAGACGAGAACCGTGCCGTCAGGTAGGAGAACATCAGGTGGGCGTTCTCGCTGCGCCAGCGGATGCGGTCGGCGGGCCACAGCGACTTGATCAGGAGGGCGGTAAAGTCGGTCGTGGCGCACGACCATTCGTTGTCGTGCTTGGAGTGGAGCCGCTTCTCGGGGATGCGGTCCAGGAGCTTGTTGAAGGCCCCGCTGGGGGCCATGCCCGACTCCCCGTAGCTCTCCCCGTCCTGGACGAAAGCTACCTCGACGGGCTGGAACTTGTGCCCGCCGGACCAGTGCTCGGACTGGGGCAGGTCGCACCACTTACACCCCTCCGCCTTGACCTTCGTGTACGTGCGGCCCCTGACGAGAAACTTGTCCACGTCGTCGGTCACGCCGATCTCCAACCAGTCCCATTCGTACGGGTGGAGAGGTTCGAACATGCCCGCCGTTGCTTCGCAGAGCGGCTGAACGACGTTTTCGATGGCCGTGATCATTCCTATATGCTCCGGTGTGTATTATACTCTATCGGGGTAATTAAAGCTAGACCCAACTAAATTTTCTTCACGCGAGTCAAAATGGTCTGCTTAATGCCGCGGAACGTCTCGTGGGCCTTCACAGTGGCGTCGATCCTGACCACGTCGCCCACGGCCATCTCGGGCGTTCCCGTCGCGAACCACGTGAACTCGTTATGGCCCACGAGGAGCCTCACGATAGTCTGCGGCCCGCGAGCCCCGTCACGAGGCAGCATGGCGACGACTCGGGCGTTGCCCTGCCATTTCCCACCCACGGTGCCCTCCCATTCGCTCTGGCTGGGTTTCTCGTTCGCGAGCTTATGGATCCACGCCCACTGGGCGTCGGTCGGCTTGCGGGTAAACCCGAGCTTGCGGGCGAACTCGCTGACGTGGTTCTGGCAAATCTTTCGTGCTTCGTCGTCGGTCAGCGAGCTGGCGAACGTCTCGCTGCCGCCCTTGGTCGTGATCGAGAAGTGGCGCACCCGGACGGGCTGCGCGTCATGTTCACCGGAAAGCTCCGCGATGCGTTGGTCGAGTACCCGCAGAACCTCTTTGGCCCAGATCAGCTTCGCCTGCTCTTCAAACACTTCGTACTCCGCCGCGTGCTGCTCCCAGATGCCGTACTGCTCCTGTAGCTCGCTGGCGGACATCGCGGCGATAGCCTTAATAAGTTCGTTCGGGGTATCGGGGAGGGTAATAACCATCGGACTATCCTCTATGCTAGGGTGGTTCCTGCTTGGTTCTAGACCCGATCGGGGTCTAGGGTATATCCGGGTAGCCTACGCCCGCCCGGAAGCCTTCCTAACCTCTTCTAAGACGCGGGTGACGGCCCCATCGTACGTTTGTACGTCTTGGTCGATGATAACGTCGAAACCTTTACGATCCTCCTCCGGCAAATTCGTGGGCGAGCCCATCGAGGAATGGGGAGGCAGCGGGCACATACGAGCTTGGCCGGCCAGAAGCACGGTTCGGACGAAACTCAGCGAGCAGAAACACGTCGCACAGGCAGCGAGGTTTAACGGCTGATCGCTCGCCTTAACCACGACGCTCTGCACATCGGTCTGACCTGCGCCGTCCGCATCGCTCGATGCTTTAAAGGCGACCAACTCCACGTCGATACCCTGCGAGGAAAGAATATCCGCCAGAGCCACGGCGCACGCCCCGCGATAGAGCACGTAGCTTTGCCCCATGAACGAGGAGAGGACCAGATTCACTCCGATGCGGATCACACGCTTGGTCTGCGGTTCGCGGAGCGTATCCGTCCAGCCGTACGGGTCACGTTGGACCCAGGCGATCGGATCAAGCTCCGCACCCGAGTCGAGACCATGCCGGCGACGGCGAACGGTCTGCTGGGGCAGGTCCAGCTGCCGCTCGATGCGGTCGCGGATCTGCCGGATCGTCGCAAGCGTTTCGATGTCCGCTTCGCGGTTATCGCGAGCCGACTTGTAACCAGTCCAGCTCGTGCTCATCGTGGAGAGCTTGTCGCCGATCTTTCGACCTGCTTCCGTACGGCTGTCGCCGGACACCGCGATGTCTACGGCATGGCCCACGCCCGTATACTCGTGTCGGCGGATGCGTCCATCGGTTTTGATCGGGGGCAGTTTCATTCCTATCTCCTATCTCCCGGGAGTATAGCCGAACCACTCCCGGGAGTCTACCAGAAAATTCTTAGGCAGCGACCGCCCGCAGTTCGTCCTGCGACCAGCCCTCAAAATACGTCGTCTTGATCTCGTCCATCGTCTCGCCCGCATGGAGGCAGTCGGCGGCATCGAGGATGTTCCGGGTGCTCATGATCCGCTTGAGGGCGTTGCGGTCGATACGCTCCCTCGTCGTCCAGGCCCAGTTCAGCAGAACCTCCGCCATCGCGGTGTTCCCACCGAGGCGGGAGGGAGTCAGACGAGCTTCCAACTTGCGATCGTAGTCGATCGTGATCGTCCCCATGGTGAACCGATTCAGGGTCGCCGCATCGAGTTGGTTGCGACCGACGTACATCCGGTTGGCCCCATTCCCGTACGTATTCGCCGCAGCGATGATCAGAGTATCCTCGTGCATCGCGATGGGCGTGGGGTCGTCACGGAAGGGAATGCTCAGGAGCTTATTCGCGATGGCGGCGTTAATGCTCACCAGCAGGTTCGGGTCGCTGGCGTCGATTTCGTCAAACAGGTGGAGCCCACCGTTCTGGTACGTGTTAACGAACGGGCTGGGGCGATAGATCCAGTTGCCCTTCTCGTCAGGGAGCGTGCGGCCCAGGATGTCCGTCTCTTTGGTGCCCAGCGACATCGAGTTAAACGTGAACTGGAGCCCCAGGGCGGCAGCGAGTTGCTTAGCGAGAGTCGTCTTGCCCGAGCCAGCAGGTCCAACCAGGAGCACCGGCACGCCCGCCTTGAGCTTGATCAGTGCCTTCTGGAACTTCTCGTGAACGTCGTCGCTCGGCATCGTGATCGAGTGGTTGCGGCTCGGCACGGTGATCGTGATCGCAGGCTTCTCCTTCGCGGCCTGCTGGGCGATGGCTTCGTCCACAATTTCCTTGACCTGGTCGGCGGTAACTCCGCCCTCGACCACCACCCGCTTCGTGACGGTCTTGACCGGCTGGACCTGGTTGCCGTCGGCATCGTACTCGTAGGACACGACCTTGTCCGGGTTCATCCCTTCGAACTGGCCCATGTTCTCGTTGAACTGCTGGCGGCGATAGCGAATCTTCTCGGGGCGGCTCGCGGCCGTGCCCGGGAACCGCTGAGCCATCATCTCGCAGATCTGGGCGTCGGTGAAGTGCTTCTCGATGGCTTCGTTCTTCAGGAACAGCTTAGCGAGGTACTGGTTCACGGTAGACATGATTACTATCTCCTATCGGCGTCCAAATCTGACTGACCGAATCCTAAGCGACCCTCCACCAAAAGTAAACCAGAAAATTTTCCACCACGCCTGCCCGTGGGAAACCCACCAGCGAGCAGGAATCGTGGCGACTAAAGACCCTTTACGGGAATCGAGGCCCATGCAGCACCGACCCTCCGCCCGCCCTCATCTAACTCCCTACCCTATAAGAGATAAGATAAGATATATGGTTTTGCTATATATGTGTATAGAGTAGTGAGATAGTATACGAAGGTAGAAGCGGTGCCCGGGGAGGGCGGATTCCCATAAAGCCCCTTTACTTACCCCAGGACCACCCACGCCGTGCCGGTTGATCCTTTGAACTGCCCGCTGGTCGTGTCGAAGACGATCAGGCCTTGCTTGTGCGCAGGCAGACCGGCGGTGGTGTACTTCGGCACGACGCTCGCTGCGTTCCATGCCGTGCCGTCGTGGATGTAGATCACGTCCTCGTCCTTGGCCCAGACCTTCATGCCCTCGACGGGCGTGAAGAACTTCCAGCCAGAGTAATAGTACGCCACGTTGTCGGCGTTGCCGGCCCATGCGCCAGTGGGCGTGCCTCCGACGATGTGCGCATCGCCGTTCGCCGGAGCACCGGGCGGCGTGTTCGACAGCGTCTTGACCGAGGACACGGCGAGGTTCGTCAGCTGGTCCAGGCCCACGATGGACGTGTTGTGCGGGACTTCCTGGGACGCCTGGTTGCCGTCAACGAGAGGCAAGGCATGTCGGGGAGTGGTCTGAATCATAACGTCTCCTGTGCGGGGTAGCCACGGCCCACCCGCTCGCTGAGTTGGTAGATGGTGACCACGACGGGGTCGCCCGTCGTGAGTCCATCTTCGGTTTGCTCCGCCGCACTGTACGTGACGGACGGGGAAGAAACTTGTTTGGTGCGCAGCCCGCCGAAGTCCACCTCGTACACCTCCACCTCGCTGCCGAGGGGCTTGTACGCGGACCATACCGGCACCGGATGGCGGGTGCGGCGGAACCATTCGACGGTCAGGGCACCGTCGGTGTCGCGGTAGGCGGTATGGACGATCGGGGCGAGTTGCCGTGCCGGCCCACCAGCGACTTCGACAGTCTGGGTGCTGACGTCCTCCAGGGTCTCCCCGAGCTGGACGACCTTGAAGTGGTGCGTGCCGCTCCGGTTGAGCGGGAGGAACTGATGCGTGTTCGGCGACACCACGACGCAAAGCTCGGCCATGTCGTGGCCGTCGGTGGGCGTGCTCCGGAGTCCCCGCAGGAAGTTCGTCAACTTGTACCGACGCGGGCCGATCAGCGTGGCGTCCCGGTAGGCCACCAATTCTTTGCCCACCCACATCCGGTTGGCGCCATTATACACCCGCTCGTCCGTCACGCTCTGCAGGTCGCCCTCGATCATCTCGATCTCCAGCGACGATTCGGTGTCCCAGACGCCGGGCTGTGACGTGGGCAGGATGGTGGCCGCGTACCCGGTCGATGCCGGGGCCTGAATGTCGGTGACCTGGGAGAAGTTCGTGCCGTCGGTGCTGGCGTACACCGCCGCCCCGGCGAAGTTGGAGATGGCCGAGTTGCTGGCGGCTGTGATGTATACGCCCGTCTGGTCGGCGTGCTCCGCCGCCAGGGCGGGTGCGTCCTGGATCATGACCTCGACCGGGGCACTGAACGCGGGCGGGGGTGACTCGTTGAGGCGGGCACCGCACTCCACCGACTCGTCGATGTCCTCCACGCCGACCAGTAGGCCCTTGACTTCGAGCAGGTGGTTGACGCCCTCGTTGATCTCCTGGATCCGCATGGAGTAGACGTTACCAGCGTACGGGATGGTGAGGATGTCGTTCTCCTGCGCATGGAAGTAGCGTGGCGGGAGTGTGAGCTCCATCTGCATCCGCTCGGCGTACCCCCGCCATAACCGCGACGCGGCCAGGTTGGCGGCGTCGCTGGGATGGAGGACCATGGGCACGTCGAGGGTGAGGACTTGCGTCGTGTTGGCGTCGTTGCGGACGATTCGCTGGGAGCCCCGCTGCCAGTCGATCGTGGGGTCGTTGTAGCTGACGTTCACTTCCCGCGGCAGGTCGAAACCCGACGGGTCGCTCAGCCGGAACGGGCGGGACGCGGTGCCGTCGCCCTCGGCAGCGGCCAGGTCGTCGGCGAACACTTCGATCTTGGTCTCGGCACCACGGGCGAAGAATCGGAGGGAGCTGTTGCTCTCCTGGACCAGAATGTCGTACGCCTGGAGGATGGGCTCGATGGCCTTGACGGTCTCCGTGGGGCCAGTCAGCGAGTAGCCGCGGATGGACTTGGGCACGGCATCGACGTTGTACTCGCCCCGCGAGTACGCTACGCCGGCACGCTCCAGGAGGTTCGAAATCCCCGCCGCCGCGGACTCGTGGGTTTGTGCCCGGACCAGGAAGCTGAATTGCGGGCATCGGTTGCCCCAGTCGCGGAGCAGCATGGCCTTCAGTACGACCACCACGGTGTCCTTGAACGCCGGCACGTTCCCGGCACCCATGTACGACTCGATGATGCTGTCGGGCGTGTTGTTCGCCCCGTTGTAGATGCGGACCAGCTTGACGCGGTTGTCCCAGATGCCGTTCCCGCCCGCGGGCGAGATGCGGGTGACCGAGTCGCCGGTGTGGGCGTCGAATTCCAGCCCCGGCGTTTCGATGACGAGCGTCCCGTCACCGCCCGGGTAGTCCTCCACGACCTTGTACGGGTCATGGCCGGGGATCTTGACGTAGTCGCCCTTGAGGAACGTGCCGGTGCCGCCCTCGATGTTCAGGTTCTCGTCGCCAGCGGGCTGGAAGCTCGCGAGGGTGTAGCCCGTCGCAGTACCTCCGACGTGCAGCGAGCCGTCTTCGTCGTAGATGAGCTTGCTGTCCGCCCAGATCTTGGTGATGCCGTCGACAGGCCCCTCGCACACGCCGATGGCGATGTCCAGGTAATAATCGTACGTGGTCTGCTTCGCACCACCACCGCCGCCCTTGCCGCCCTCGACTGGCTCCTCCCGCTTAACCTCGATCAGGGGCGACATCCAGATCAGCGTGCCGGCCACGCGGTTCTCCGCCCCCAGGCAGTAGTGCATGCCCGAGCCCTCGCTGGCCGTCTGCATCGGCAGGTCGTCCAGGCGTGGGCCCTTCTGGTCCTGGGACGGCATCAGCATCGGGTAAATGTACGTGCTATCGACGTACGCACCCGCCGCCACGCCCACGGCCGTGCCGACGGCGGAACCGATGGCGAACCCGCCCGTTGCCGCGGCGGTGGCCGTGGCGGCCGTGCCGCCGAATAACGCCCCGCCCACGGCGGAGCCGATCCAGGAGAACAGGGGAACGAGAGCAACTACCGCCATGAAAACCTCATCGTGTCTAGGTCGCCCGGGAACCGATAGCACACCGCGAGCCGTTTGCGCCAGTAGTCGTCCAGGCGATGCTCGACCACCCGCCGGTACTCGACGGTCGAGTGGATCATGCCGCGGTCGGTCGCGATCGCGGCATGTTGGACTTTGCCCGGGGCCTCACACCAGAACGTCAGCACGTCGCCGCATTGTACGTCCGCCTGGCCGATGCGGACCAGGGCCTTGTCGAACTCCCGCAGCAGCGTCACCCCGTCCGGCCGGTTGGAGTAGCCCGTCATGTCATGGTACGTCAGCCCGAAGTGCTGAGCGGTGACGGCCACGACGCCGATGCAGTCCAACCCGGCCCCAGGCAACCGGCCCTGATGCTTGAACCTGGTGCCTACCAGCGAGCGGGCGAAGTCGATGATGTCTTGTCGCTTAGGCACGGCGTCCCATCTCATCGAATTTGCGGCCTTCCACGTCATCCGATACGACACCATTCTGAACCCAACCGTGGTAGAGACCCACGAAGTTGATGCTGGGAGAGGCGGTGACGTTCGGGATCTCTCCCGACACGTCCCACTTACACCCGTTCGTCCCCGGTTGGTTCATCGACCAGATCGTTGGTCCGGGGAGTTTGATCTGAATGCTGTTCGCCCCGGCAAGGTAGCTCTCACGGGGTTGTTGGTCGCTATGCCACATAGCCCCGGGAGGCAACTCGTCAAATCCTACTTCCCGCCCGTCAGGCAGGGTGTACATCATCCGCCGACACTGCCCGCCATGGGGTGTGGACTCCCAGTCGGTCATGCGTATCGCTTTGATGGCGAAACATTTCCAAGGCATACCATGCTCCTTACGTCTTCGCGTCCGGCGTCCGCAGAACCGCGTCCGTCCCTGGAATCCATGGGAATCCCCGGAAGTTGACGACGTTGTCGAACTTGTTGATGCACGTCGAGTACAGCCGGTCGCATCCGGCGACGATGTTGAAGGTGTCGCCGATGGCTACGTTGTACGGCATCGGCAGCCATAAGACGATGCGGCCCGCGGTGCCGAAGCTCTTGTTGACCTCCATCGTCAGGCCGGTGTTGTCGCCGCTCGTCCACTTCACGTAGCCCCGCTTGAAGTAGTTCGTGGTCTGGCTGACGGTGGTCTGGAAGTCCCGTCGTGCTACGTTGATCGCGGTCACGCTCCCCGAGAACGTGAAGTCCGCCTCGTTCATCCCGCAGCGGGAGTCTCCGAACGCATGGACGTCACACGTCCTCCCGAACACCCGCCCGATCGACATTTTGAGCTTATGGGTCAGGCCCTCGATCTGGGCCTCCCAAAGCACGCCGGTGTACTGGGTGTTGACGATCCAAAACGTCGAGATTTCGAACGGGTCTGCCCAGGGATACCGCCAGTCGATCTTGATGCACTCGACCTTGGCCTGGCGGTACTTGCCGGCACGCAAGTCGTCGAATTTGATGGCATCGCTGGAGATGATGCCGGTCGCCTCCCAGTTGCGATCCTTGAAGCCGTCCTGGCGTTGCTGGGCGGAGGACGAGAACCCGCCGGCAGGCGTCCACAGCGAGCCCGCGTAGGTGATTGGCCTGTCATGCGAGGTGAACCGCAAGACCTGCCCGTCCACCCGGGTGATGCGCCAGAGGATCGCGAAGCGGTGAGTCCGCTGGAGCCTCAGCGATTCGAGAGCTGGTGAGAGTATCAGCATTACCAGTTGTCCACCGGGCAGTAGCCCGAGAAGAGACTCACGCGTTTGGACACGCAGTTACACCGGCCGCACTTCGTGTAGCCCTCCAGGGTGGTGCCCTTGACCGTGTCGAAGCTGCCGAGCCAGTACTCGCACGCCCGGCAGGCCTCCTTGTAGGAGTCGATCTGGGCGAGCCGCTGGGGCGAGAGCAAGGCATCGACGGGCTGCGGCCCCTGGGCGACGGGCCTGCCGGTGACCCGCTCCTCCGGACCAGAGTAGTTCGGGCATCGCTCGCAGATCGAGGGGGACGGCCTGCCGCCGAACTTGCCGATGGCGCACACGCCGCTCAGCCCGTCCGCCGACCAGTGCTCGCACCCCACCTGGGGCAGAGTAAATAGCGGTTTCTTCCTCATCCCACCACCGGTGAAGTAATCGAGTCGTTGTCTGCCCCGATACAAACGTTATGGGTGAGGCCGTCGCCCGGACACACCCATAGGGGGAACGGATCGACCTGGGCCCAGTCGCCGCCGATCGGGGTCAGCCCGGTGAACTTCCGGAACACCGACCGGCATGCCGCCACCCCGTCGGTGAAGAACAGCTCCCAGTAGCATGGCGAGCCGTCGCCCGGGTTGACCCAGGTCATCTCGATGGCTACGCTGCCGGAGTACGGCATGGTTTGCCCGAGGCACGTCGAGTAGCTGGCGCATCGCCAGACGCCGGGCGAGACCTGGGTCAGCGTCTCGGACAGGTCGGATTCGCAATCCGGCGGACACACCCCGCTCAGGTACAGCTTGTGATGGAAGTCCACCGAGTACGCGGTGGATAGGCCCGTCGGCAGCGTACAGGGCACGGGCGGGTCGGGCGGCGGTCCACCGCCGTCCGTGGTACACAGATCGCAGGTCGCGAACCAGGTCACGTCGCTCCCAGCGAGCGTGAAGCCGTGGTTGACCTGGAGGCGGTCGCTCTGCTTGAAGTAGTAGCAAACGTCCTGGTACTTGAAGATGGCCACGCCGTCCACGAAATGCGGGTCCACGTCGGCGTCGAGCATCCAGATGTTGACGTACGCCCCGCCGTCCGGCCCGCAGAGCCTCGCACGGCGGTATCCGCCGTCACACAGGATCGGGTCGTAAGCGGTGGGCTGAGTCACCGTCGTCGGAGGCACCACGTACCCCACGGGCACCGTCCGGACGACGTTGCCGTTGGTCGCGACGGGCTTGGCCGTGCCGGTGACGTCCATGAACGCCCACCAGCGGGTCGTGCCGAGTACGACCGTCGCGGTGTCCCCCGGGGGCACGTTCCAGAACGTACTGCTGCCGTCCTTCAGCCCGATCGTCCGCGGGCCGTTGTTGATGAAGAAGAATGCTGGCCCGCCCGGCTGGTAGAGGGACTTGTTGGGCAGGGTCACGCTCGCGGCGTTGGTGCCGTTCTCGACCGCGGAAATGTCGATGACGCGGGGTGCCCCCTTGCGGAGTGTGGGCGACCCGCTGGGGATTCCGTAGGCACCGCCGTAGAATTTGTCTCTACTTAGCATACCACACCCTCGTCCCCACGGCGTCGATCGAGAGAAGCATCGTCACGCCGGCACCCGCGTTGACCGTGGTGATGAGGTTGCCGTCGTAGTCCTTCAGCGAGAAGGTGTTTGGCGACGTGGCGTCGTTGATGACGTAGCAGAACGGACCACCGGGCTGGAGCCCGGCAGACGCGGCATGGTTCGGCAGGAACACCGAGTGGCCTGCGCTCGTCGCCTTGAAGATGAACACGCGGTGGAGGGAGTCGAGGTTGTAGTTGGCCTGGAGCTCGACCTCTACGGCACCACCCATGAAGAAGTCGTCGCTGGACTCCACCTCGTCCTGGAGCTCGACCAGCGGGATGCGGACGCTGCCGGAGTTGTAGTCGTCCAGCGACACCGGCAGCTGACCGTCCAACTCGTCCCCGAACCGCACCGGCACGTAGAACTGCCCGCCCCAGGTCACGACCTTCCCCGCCGCCGGGGCGGTGGCGAGGTTGAGCACGCCCGTCGAGTAGTTCAGCGTCCAGCCCGTCGCCAGGTTCGCCCCGTCCACGCCGACCAGGACGGTGCCGCTCTTGGGGCGGGTGATCGTGCGGGTATGGGAGCCGCCGATGTCGGCGTACGTCTTGGTGAGCTGAAACTGCGTCCTGGCCCCGTCACCCACCCCGATGACCTGGTCGGTATGGGTGATGACGGTCGGAAACTCCGCATGCAGAATCCCGTCGCTCGTGGTGGCGTAGTCGCTCCAGTCCTTGAACAGGAACCCGTTCGCACAGCCGAGCCGTGCCTTGTAGAACTGGATGAGCTGGGACAGCTCTGCGTAGCTTTTGATCGCCTCGGCCACGTCGAACTTGCGGCGGGCCTGCGACCAGTGCGCCACCCGCTCCTCGGCACCGGAGTTGACCGTGATGATGGAGGTCTTGAAGCCCGGCCCGCCGCTGGAGCCGTAGCTGATGTCTTCGGGAAAGACCACTTCATGGAAGCCCATGTTACTTCATTCCTCTCTTCATCTCGGCGGTGATCTGCCGCTTGCTCTTCATGAAGCTGTCGGCGTTTTGCGTCACGACCGTCATGTTGACGTTCGTGATCTTCGGGGACTCCCCGCCGCGTTGGGCGGCGGAGACCAGACCCCAGTACTCACGGGCGGTGGAGATTTTCTCAGGCCCCGCCTCGCCAGCGACGTGAGTGGTGCCGCCCGCGTTGAAGAACGTAGGGGAGGTGACCCACCCACCGGTAGCGTGGGCCGTCGGCTGGGCGCCAAAGAGTCCGGCGAGGAATCCGTTGCCCGACACCGCCCCGCTGACCGCCTTGACGATCTGCGTCGTGATCAGCTCGTGGATGAGGGCCTGCTCCACGTCCTGGATGAGGCCGAGCATCGTCTCTTTGAAGCTCTTGCCCTGGATGGCGGCGTTCTCGAAGGCACGGCCGAAAGCATCGCCGACGCTGTTGGCGAAGTTCTGGAAGCGATCCTGGGCGTCTTTGACCTTGACGTACTCGTGGATGAAGTCGCGGGTCTTGTTCTTGTAGTCCTCCGTCAGGTCGATGCCCTGCTCGATGTACTTGTTGATGACCTGGCGGTACAGGATCTCCTCCTGCCTCTGGTCGTTGCCGAGTTGGCCCAGCTCCAGCTCCTCCCTCATCCGGTCGATCTCCTGGTCGATCTCGTGCTCAGCATTCAGCCGGGCGTTGAGCTTGATGCGCTCGGCCAGGATATGGAGTGCCTCCTCGTCCTTGTCGTTGATCTCGTCCCCGATCTCCGCACGAAGCTTGTCGAGCGTCGAGGCGACCTGGCGGTCCAGGTTGTTGAGCTTCAGGTACCGACCTTCGAACTCCAGCTGCTCGATGTTCTTACGCAGGGCCTCGTGCATGGCGTCGTAGGCTTCGGTGCCTTGCTCCCCGCCCTCCTTGGCGGCATGGCCGGCGTCCTCCATGCCCTTCCGGATCTTGGCCATCTCGGCGGCGACCGCCTCGGTGCCGAACACGCCCTTCAGGGCGTCCCGCATCTGGTCGGTCGCACCCATGAAGTTCTTGACGAAGTCCTTACCGAACGAGTTGCCGGTGGAGCTGCCTCCGTTCTGGGCGAACGTGTCGCGGATCGACTTCATGCTCTTGTCGTGCATTTCGTCGAGCTGCTTGAGGTTGGAAATCTCCTGCGGGGTCTGCGTCGAGTACCGCTCCGCGAGTCCGGCGACGGCGGTGGTGCCGGCGGGCAGGAAGTTCGCCAGGGTTCCGGTGATGCTCTTCCCGCCGCTCAGCTGGAGCTTGGCGATGCTGTAGCTGAGGTTCTCGACCAGCTCGGCGACGGACTGGAATTGCTCGATGAGGGTCGTGCCGACCGTCCAGGCGGACAGGGCCACACCCACCGCCAGCACGGCGGAGAGGAGTGGGTTGGTCAGGATGGTCGCCTTGCCGATGCCCTCCGCGAACCCGAGCACCTGCAGCCGCATGTCGTTGAGCATCCCCACGACCTTGATCGCGGCCCAGACGCCCAGCACGGCCACGAAGTCCTTCACCAGCGAGACGAGAATCTTCACCGCCGGGCTGGTCTGGTCGGTGACCTGGCGGAAGCCCAGCATGACCTGGAGGGCCTCGTTGAGGGTCTGGACGAACTGCCGCAGCCCGTCCGCCTTCCCTCGCTGGACCAGGAAGAATGCTTCGAACGTGTTGCCCAGCATCTTGAGCTGCGACGCCAGCGTCTGGAATTGCTTCCCGGCCTCGATGTCGAGCCGCTTCGGGTCGCTGAACTCTTTGCGGGCGAGGGCGAGCCGGTTGACCAGATCCTCGCTGCCCTTCGCCAGCGGCAGGATCGCTTTGAGCAGCCGCTCGTCGGCCAGGTTCAGATCCTGCATGACCTCGGTCGCACTCCCGCCCGCCGCCTGGATCTTGCCGAGGCCCTGGACGAACTTCGCGAACGCCGTGGACGGGTCGTTCTTGTAGAGGTTCTGGAACTCTTTCGACGTCATCCCCGACACCCGGGCGATTTCGCCCAGATGGGAGCCGAACGTGTCGCCCACCCGCGTCGCCTCGTCGAAGGCACGCAGGAGCTTGCCCGTCGTCGTCGCGGCGACCTGGGCCTCCACGCCCACGCTCGCGTAGCTCGCCGCAAGGGCGACCACGTCGGCGGACTTCACGTTGAACGGGGCGGCGGCTTGGGCAACCTTAACAGATGTGCGGGCGATCTGCGCCTCTGTGGCCGCCGTTCCCTTGGTCGTAGCATCGCCATGGGCGACTTGGACGATAGTGGATGCGAGGTTTTTGACTTGCCCAAAGGACTCCCGGGTGACGTTCAAAATGCGGGCGAGGGCCTGCGCCGCCTCCTCACCAGCGAGGTTGCCTGTCGTGCCGAGGAATGCGACCGCCTCGGTGAAGGCCATGATGTTCTCTTTGCCGTGGACGCCGAGCTGTCCGGCCGCGAACCCGAGCTCCAGCAGCTCGTGGGTGGCGATCGGGACATGGGTGGACATCTTGACGATGTCGTCCCCGAACGCGTCCAGCTCCTGGCCGTGGATGCCCGTCGCCTTGCCGACGCGGACCAGGCCGGTTTCAAACTCCAGCAGGTCATGGACGACCTTGTGCACGCCGAGCGTGATGCCGGCAGCCGCCAGGACATGACTCAGGGTCTGCCCGAAGTGGCTGCCGGCATCCGCCACGCCGTGGAGGTTCTTTGACACGCCCGCAGCCGCGTTGTTGATGGTGACCGTCGCGTTGCGGAAGTCCACCGCCCCTCGCTGAGCACCGCTCGCGTCAATCAGCAGCTTTAGAGTTGCCATGTTTCCTCTTGCTCTCCGCGTCGGCCCACTTCATCCACTCCTCGTCCATGGCCGTCAGCAGCTCGTAGAATTCCGCCCGCTGGGCGGGAGGGAGCTGGTGGATCTGCATCCAGGCCAGGATGTCGGACGTGGACAGGGGCGACGGGCCGAACCCTACGGGACGCGTGCGACTCAGGTCGAAGAACGCCTTCCACACGAAGGCCAGGTCGTCGTACACCACCGGCCGTTCGGCCAGGGCCTGTACGAAGTGGCCTCGCTTGCGGCGATGCTCCAACACCTTCAGGTGCGGGGCCCATTCCAGCTGCCACCTCAGGCAGCGAGTCAGTTTCCCTTGGAGTCCTCCGCCGCGTCGGCGAGGAACTGGTTCATGTCCTGGGCGAAGGACATCGTGATCTCGTACAGGTCGGGGGCGAGGTCGAACAGCTCGCGTGCCTTCTCGGGCGAGTAGGTGATCGGGCCGTTGTCGTCCTCCAGGTTGCGCCAGCCGAGCAGGATGTAGCGGGCGGCGGCGTCCTTGTTGATCTGGTCCACGGCCTTGACGTCGATCGCGTTGTGGCGGGCCTGGATTTGGAGCTCTTTCGAGTTCTTGGCGATGTAGTCGCGGTACTTGATGTTGCCCTGGCGGGCGATGAGCAGCTCCAGCCCGTCCAGGCCGGTCTTGCACCACGTGCCGTTCTCCGTCTTGTCCTTGTCGATCTTGAGGCGTGAAATCTTCACCTTAGAATCTCCCGGTGCTTTATGAATTAAAAGGTGGCGGTGGGCGAGGTAAAAGCACCAAAACCCTCACCCACCGCCGATCCTAAGGTGTATCAGAACGCCGGGAAGCGGGCGATGCGGCAGGTGATCCCCTCCGCCGCGGACTTCTTGGCCCGCCACTTCATGTCGGCCATGACGTCGGTGTTCTCGCCGCCGGCCACCCGCTGGCCCTGCGAGAACTTCACGGCCGGGAACTCGATCAGGTAGCCGTTGTTGGCCGCGTCGTTGATCCCGTACGCCACCGACACCTCGGTGAAGTTCAGGAAGTAGTCGATCAGCGTCGCGTCGGCGAAGTACATGATGGCGTTGCCGTCGGCGTTGAACTTGCCGGCCGCGATGGAGAAGGCACCGAGCGTGCCGACCCGCAGCCGCTCGCGCAGGTTGTTGTTGATGTTGAACGAGAACTCGCTGACGTCCACCGCCTGGACGAGACTCGCGGCCGGGGCGATGCAGACCGCGGTCACGTCCGACACGCCGGCCATGACGTTGTTAGTCGGGGCGGGCGTGTAGCCCGAACCCAGCGAGCTGGCGAGGGAGATTTCGCGGCTGCCGAGGAAGTCTACGTTGCCGGTGATGATCTGGTCGGCCTTGACCGAGAACCCGCCGGTGTTCGGCATCATGCCCTTGTACCCGGCGAACACGTTCGTCAGGTCGCTGAACTGCTTCTCGATGTAGAAGCTCGTCTTGGTGATGCCGTTGACGATCTGCCCGCCCATGTTGATCTTCCGCCCGGCACTCGCGGACTCGTTGACGAGCGTGCCCCCGGTGACGGTGACCTTGCCCGCGGCGACGGTCTTGATCTTGAAGTAGCCGTTGTTGGCGGCGGTCGTGAAGCCTGACACCTTGATCCACTGGCCGGCGACCAGCGAGGCCAGTCCGTTCGCGGAGTCGTTGAAGCTGTTGTCGGCGGCTGCGGCGGAGAGCGTGCTGATGGGGCCGATGGTAACTGGCGAGCTCCAGGCGGTGGAAAGGAGCAGGGCCTTCAGGATGGGGTCGTGGGCCCCGTAGCTCAGCTCCAGGCCGAGCCCACCCATGCCCGACACCTTGGTGCGGACCACGTCGCTGACCTGACGGTCGTCCTTGATTTCCTTAGAGTCCTCCGTCGTCTGCTCCTGGTGGAGGGACTCGGACGTGAACCGCCAGTCCTGGAGGGTGGTGCTCGTCAAGGCCCCGGCGAAGCCGGACTCCTCGATGGCGGAAATACGCATACGATCTGCATCACTCGGCATTGTCTACCTCGTCGAAATAGAACGGACACGAGACGTTGGTCTGCCACCATTGCTCGTCGCGTCCGACTGTTGCGAGCGATGGTGTTCTCCAAGTGATGCCGTTGACCGTGGTGCTTCGGAACAGCGTTTTGATTACGTCGCCCAACTCCAGCGAGCATCCGTCGCCCTTTTGGACGGACTCGAAAATCTGCACCTCTAAGATTCCCGGCGTGCGGAACCGTTTGGCGGAGCCCAGCGTGGCCTGGAACGAGTCACCCCACAGGATTCGGAAGCGGGCCCATACTCCGCTGGGCGGCGGGGTGAACGGCACGTTCGGGTACTCGACCGGTACTTCCTTCGCCTGGGCGAAGTTGATGTCGAAACGTTCGCGAATTTCTTTTGCGGCGTCGGCGAACGTCATGCAACCTCCAGCCCGTACTTCTCGGCCAGCTCGTACAGCGTGATCTTGACCATGCCGTGCGGGGCTTGCTTTGACCAGCCGTTCTCCAGCCTCTCCGCGTACGGCAAGTTGTTCTGGATGTAGCAGTTCTCGTACGCCGACATCCGGTTGATCACACGCCATCCCTTGGCGATCGTGTCCGACCCGTCGGGGTCGGTTTTCTTGAACCAGTGCCCGGCGTAGAACGCCGATCGCGTCACCACCCAGTTCGCCCTCGCCCTGCCGGTCTTGACGGGCGTGCGCTCCACGATCTTCTGCAGGGCCTCGTAGTAGATTTGCTTCTGGAACTTCAGGGCAACCCTGGGCACTTCCTCGTTAACATACCCGTTGACGGCCCGCTGGAACTCCAGGAAGTTGGTTTGGATCTGGCTCATGCCCGTAGTTGTAGCAAGTACATCGCCACCAGGTCGCCCGTGTAGATCCTGCCGACCGCCATCACCGTCCAGGCCTGTCCGCCGTCCGTCAGCACCATCCCCGCGTCCGGCGTGAACTCCAGCCCGGACGCGGCCACGTACGCCGACATGTCGCCCGACTGGACGGACGAGCCCGGGAGTGGGGCCATGGTCCAGGGCGTGGGCGGGGTGATCTTGACGGAGTAATCCGTGTCGCCCGCGGCACATACCGTCCCGTCGGCAACCGAATAACTCCTCAGCCCCGGCACGGTGACGGTGACCGTCTTGCCGTACTTGGCGATGAGGGCCTGGACTTTAGGCACCAGCCGCCGGTCGAGACTCGTCATGCCCGCCTCACTTCGCCCCGGGCGGTCAGGTACATCCGCAGGAGCAGGTCGATCTTCTTGAACGTCGGCTGGGTGCCCTTGGTGCCGGCGTAGCTGATCGACTCGGTGATGGGCCCCACGGTGACGGACTCCGCCTTGATGTTCTGGGCGGGGTCGCTGTTCGGGATCAGGTCGGTGCCGTTCATGTCCAGCAAGGCCGCTTCGCACTGGGCCTGCTTGACTTGCAGTGGGACGGCCGTGCTGGGGATCGCGAACCCGTCCGAGTCCTGGACCCAAGCCCGGGGCCAGGGCAGGGCTTGCGTCTCGTGGACGCGGTAGTTGATCCAGCGAGACTCGTACTTCACCGTCAGGTACTGCGCGGCCCGCACGAGTCGGCCTTGCTTGGTGGCGTCGTCCTGAGCCGCCCAGGCGGTGCGGTCGGCGTCGTTGCCGTACATGGCGATGTAGCTGTCCGCGAACGCCAAGTCGCAGAACGACGTGGCGTCAGGCAACCCAGATCCATCTTCGACAACAAACATCGTCGTCCGCTCCTAAGAGGGCGGGGCGGGCGGGAGGTTGGTACCGCTCCGCCCCGCCGGGTCGCTGCTAGGGCCGCTCCTGCTGGTTATACGGCGTCGGGACGGGCCGGGGTAGGCCCGCCTATTCCCCGGCCTCCTCGGCCTCCCCCTCGGCCTCCCCGTCGCCCGAGACGATGTCGGTGCCGCCGCCCGCGGGCGGGTTGTTCTTGACGACCTTGCACCCCTTGTTCTTCCAGAACGCGATGTCCTGCGGGTTGTCGTTGCAGATCACCTCACCCATGGGGCCCTTCATCGTCACCGTCGCCAGCGGGCGGTGGCCCTCGATGACGTTGTGCACGTCGCGTTCGCGGATCTTCTCGTCCAAGATATGCTCGGCCATGCTTTTCTCCGGATGGGACACTT